CTGTTCTTATAGAAGTCTGTATTTGCACTGAGCGTTACACTTTCGCTCTGAAGAGCGTGTAACAAAGTGTTACCCGCAACAGAGATTTCTTTAAATGTACCGTTTGCGTGTGCGTTATATCTAGCACCACCGTTATTGATTATGATTGCTTCGATAGAACCACTAACCGCATTTGCTGATACGTTTGCATCAGGAATGACAGGAGCAAAATCGTTTGTCGCAAACTTAGACCAATCAGAAGCGCTGATATTATACATCAACTTCCAGACATACTTATCATTAGTCTGATAGAATTCGTCGTCTGCTGCTGTTTCTGAGAATAATGGTTGGTCGTTTGCAGCAGCACCACCATTATTATCTAAGCATTTGAATACCGCATAGTTACCGCTCTCTTGTGAGATGGCATAAAAATTATCCGTTGCTTGAGATGTGCTGGTGTAACTGTAAGCAGAATATGTATTACCCGATTGCCAGTTGACACGGCGAATCATATGCTTTACATCGCTTGCTGATATCTTCTTACCGAATAAGAGATTGTCATACACATCGTTATGCACACCAAATGTACTATCAGTTGGTGCTGGAGGCGTATTGTCATCCGTAAATGGCAAGGTCTCACCAGTAAATACATAGTATAAACTGTTTGAAGACTCTGAAACAGACTCAATGAATTGAGCCGCCATGTGCGTTTTGAATTTATCTGTAACTAATTTCGTCATCTTCTCTTTTGCTTTATGATGTTGATACGGTATCAGTTGTCGAAGTGGCAGCGGTAACATTAGTATTTATAACACTATTCTTAACTACTGTACCAAATAATTCAGTACCAGCAACATGAAGAACTTTTTTTACAATGTCACGATAGCGATTGATTGAGACACCAGTTTGAATATCGTATGAATATTCTTGATAATATTTATTGTCTCTTACTTTAGCAACATCACTGAGATGTGATGTAGTTGTTTCCCAGTAGCCTGTACCAGTACCTTCTGTTGCTACAACCGAGTTAGCAGTAATGGCAAATTGATTAGTATCACTAGTCAGAGTCATTTGTTGATTATTTAAGTAACCATAACCAGAGTCTATAACATCAACTGCTGTTGCAACACCATCTGCCACGATAACATCACCAGTCACTATAGCATTATCACCCATTGAATTTGATACTAAATCGATAGCATCATCGCCAACGGAGAAACTTGCGATGGCACCAGAACTCTTACCAATAATGTTAGCTGCTGTCCAGCTTGTATTGAAACGTGTTCTCTTAACATGCAACACACTACTATTAGCAGAAATTATAACACCCTTTTCTGCGCCATCTTGCTGAATAATTTCGCCTGGAGTGAAGTTACTTGTAACAAGAGTGATGTTTAGATAGATGTTTTTTCTGTCGTATGCTGCGATATATTTATTATGCACTGAAATGAATGGATCAGTATTATATTCAGTACCAGGGTTAATTCTTGTTAGTGATGTTATAGTACCCATTGTAAAATCGTCGAAGGTGAATAGAAACTGAAACTGAGTTGTTGAATCGCCATTTGGATGTTTGATGAATCCATAACCGCCGTCAAAATTAACAACTACCTGGGCTGCGGTTCCACTTGTAGAAGGTAGAACGATTGTTGGTGTGGTATTATACCCTTCACCGTGATTGTTTATTGTGATAGAGGTGATAACTCCGCTACCATTTGTTGTGATGAAGCCTGTAGCCGACACAACTGGGTTACCATCAGCATAACCACCACCAGTAAATGTAACATTGGGACTGCCTGTTGTTCCATTCGCATAACCAGTACCACCACCAGTTATATAAGCAGTGAATCCGGTTGAATTTATAGAGGTAGATAACCCAGAATTTTGATAAAGCGCAAATGTTGTTGTTGAAAGAATATTCATAAAATATTCATTACCATTTACTTCTGTCATTCCTTTTACATCTGTTATCGTAACTGCATTGCCTGATGTAAATCCATGCTCAGTTGTTGTAGTAACGACTGCCGGATTTGCTTGAGAAATAGCAGAAATGTATTTACTTGTTCCGTTAGATGTAGCAACACCGCTATTAATCGTAATGCTATCGACAAATCCAATGCCACTGTTTGCTGCTGTACCAACTCTCACATCTAAGAAATCAACATTTGCAACATTCTTATCACCAACAAAATCAGTATTAAGTGTAACAGTCTCTTCGTTCTCTAATGCGCCTGGTTGGAATGTTGCTCCAGCACCAGTGCCAACTGCATTGATAGTAAGTTCTAGATTAGGCTGTATTGCAAGGTCAATCTCTTTTAAATCTTCACGAGATGTCTTAATCGTCATACCAGCGCCTTCAACATACGAGAATGCAGAAGTATTGCTGAATAGCCCAACATATGTTGTGTTTTGACCAACGACAACGCCAGTTACTGTATTGTTAGCAATCGTATCGATAGCACCATTTGCTGTTGCGACACCATTATACCAAACATCAGTAGCACCAGTCGTTGTTATAGCACTAATCGTTTCTTCAACTCTTGTCTCTCGGCCTCTTATTTTCTTACCAGCAGTAAACTCACCAGATGTTACTTTGATATTCCAAGTGTTGGCATCTGATGCTGATGTGGCAATACCAGTTGCCCCTGCTGTAGAGATAACAACTGAGTCAATCGTTTCTGTCGCTTGAACTGTACCGTTAGCATAATATAGTTCTATTTCTTCAGTCGCTAGGAATGTACCAAAAGCCGGCTCAAGTATTAGAGTTTCAGCAGTAGTATTAGCAACAGTTAGATACCCATAAGCATATGCTGATAAGTATTGACCATTTGCTGCTGTTGTGAACTTCTGCATCTCTAGTTTCTCACCAACATGAGAAGAGAAAATGCTTGCATCAACAACATTCAATGTGATGGTCGATTCTTCATCTACGATTTCATTAGCAGACAATGATGTATTATCTGCTGTATCAATCAACAGTTGGTTTGCAAAGGTGCCGCTTGTAATCACAAGAGTTGCACTGGTGTTTGCATCATCAGCACTCAACGATACGACTTTACTATTGGCAACAACCACATATTCTAGAACTGAAATCACTGCACCATCACCAGGGTCTGAATCAAAGGTGATATGTGTAGAGTTTGTTGAGAATTCAGTGTTTGCTATGATTGTATTATTTGTTATGACAACAATATCATTTGAATCTGATACAGTAGACCTGAGAAATGTAGGACCATTCGTCGAGTTTGCTGTATATGTTGTTGGATATACTTTGACACCCAAAACAAAATCATCAGCAACTGATGCTGAGTTGGCAGCAAGATTGTCAAAATACTCATCAGCAAAATCTTGAGCGCTGAGTAGAGTAACAATCTCACGTTCCTGCTTTACAGTCTCAAACTGAATAAACTGATTTAGAGTGTTTGAGTTATCAACAGCAATCATCGCTGTGGCGACACGAACGTCTGTATAGTCGTCTGTCGTATCGCCATCATCAAGGTCATTGAGTGTGTAACCAGTGCCACCATCTACGAGTTCAAAGTCAACTCGACCCGTAGCGTTTTCAATACCAGTGACACGAATTTTACCTTGTCTGCCTGTATCATCGTTTACATCAAAAATGTCACCGATAACGTTATTTCTACCACCATTCGTAACATTCATAGATGAGAGCGAACCAATAATCTTTGGTGCGTTTGTGAGAAGACCATCATCGCTGACCAACTCATCCGTTCTAAACGACCCCTTTATATTACTAATATAGAGAATGTCAATGATACGACCTTGAACTCTTTTCTTTACGAGTCCTTCAACGAATGCAGTCGCACCAGACCTAGAACCCGTGATTTGATTCTCAACAAACCCAGCAGACCTCGCTGACTGTGTGACTTCAATGTATTTGGGAATCTTATACTTACTGTGTGAAGCACGAAGTATATCATCACCAGGATAGTATACTGATGCTTCTTCATTGAACAATAAGCGAATCAGAAGTTCAGTTGCTTGTGGTGTGCCCTTTGAGCGATAGTAGTCCATGATATGCTTGATAGCAAATCGCTTATCTACCGCTTTTGCATAAGGAAACTCTGAGAGATACTTCTCTTTGAAATGAACTAGAAAACTATCTAATGTCTCATCAATGTCTCTGTTTTGAAACATCGAACGACTGAGTGTGGTAGGAGACTCCGAAGTGTTCTCCATAAACTCATAGTATGCCTTTGTGAAGGCAACTAGGTTTGGACCGTCTTCTCTATAAACAGCAGGAAACTGCTGTTCGATATACTCTGAGATAGTTTTCGATAGGTCATGCATTACTGAGTCGCAGCCTCTACTGTTACGCTAACATCAACGTCACGGATTGAGATAATCTTACTTGCAGGACCAATAATATCTTGTGTTTCTGGTCTACCATAAATCTTGATGGCACTACCAGAGAAAGAACTAACATTCAAATCACGAATGACTACACGCCCTGTGGTATAGTCTACTGTACCAATATTACCACTCAGCACTTTGAACCCATCAACTGTAGTTGTAATAACTTCTAAGAGACCATCACTGTTATCTTGTATGTATGCGGTTTGTGTTTCAAATACAAAGTTAGAAGTTTTGACTGCTGGTGTGTGACTGTTGATATCGTCGCCAGCACTGATAGGATGATTCTGTTTCAAAGCATTGCTGAAATCAGCAGTGATGCTTGAAGCCTGACTAGCCACTGGGATAAAATCAATAATCATTCTAAGTTCTGTATCATTGGACACAATAGAGTCTGCTGTGTCATCAACAAAACGAGCGATCCTAGATTGTCTAACATTCTTTTTGAAGTCTTCTAGATATGCTGTGTTATATGAACCTATTGATGTTCTTACCAGTGCTTCGATTGCAGCCTCTGTAGCATCTGAGATTTTTGTGTTATGATACACTGTCGTATCAACAGCGACAAACAAAAACTCTGGTGACAGAACTACTGGGTCAATCGCAAGAGGTGTACGCTCTTTTAGAAACTTCTTATACTTCTCTTTTGCGCTTTCTGATACGCCATCACTGTTCTGAATATCAACATGAACCATAACCTTACCATACTGAGGTGGGTCTAGCTCTTCGCCACCTTGTACTGATACTGCTTGTATTTCAGAGAACTTATTTTTTAAAAGATTTTCATAATCAGATTCTGTGACTGCTCTATCTTGTATCTGAATAGATTTTGGAGCATAGAACTTGATTGAATCCAGCGTTTCTTCTTCAGCACCAGAACTAGAGTTTGTTGTCGTTGCGACTGTTGCTGTATAGCCCTGTATCGTAGCAGTTGGTGAGAATGTAGTAGCACCGTTTGGTGTTGCGCCGCTGGAAATACGATAGATGACCTCAACAACTTCGCCCGTCTTTGGTTCTCTACCAAACACATCATTACCAAACTCTAGTTCGTAGCGATTTAGTTCTGCTGGTTGTATATAGAACACATTATCACTTGAACCAACATCAAAGAGATTTGGCTTTAAAGTGTAAGCAGTAACTTCAGCACTAGCAGCAGAGGAAGCATATACATTTACTACAATACTGTCTGTGTCAACTCTCTTGTTAGAGATAAGATATTTTGTGCTTGCTGTTACGTCATAGTATTCTTTTTCAATTCTACCTTCATGAAGGGAAACATCAGTAGCAGAATACACGCCAAGATTTGGTGTGATGGTATACACTTCGTCTGTGCTAAATGTGTATGACTTACCATCAACATTTGTGGTAAACTTCGTGTATTTTGGAACTGTGATGAATGCTGGGCTATCACCTGGAGCAAACGTCAGTGTAACTTTTGCGTTTGATGACCTATATGATCTTGGTAGATAGTTCAACTCTTTTGCATGAGATACAACAGAATCTCTTAGCTGCGCTGAGTCAAGAAACATCTCACCGAGAGCCATGTTCGTATAAAAACTATTCTGAAATGTATTGTATGCCAACACATCAAGAAGGACGGACATATTAGACCCGTCATAGTCATAGTCAGCAAATTGTGCTTGACCCTGAAGAAATGTTTTTAACTGACTCTTGATTTGATTGAAATCAAGTTCCGAGATAATAGTTCCTGCCATTTTATCTCACTCTTTCTAAAAGTAATTCTAATGTAACTGGTTCTTGTACGTTGACAACACGAAATACGATTGTGACTTGAACTTCGTGTTCTTGTGAAGTCTGAGCGATATACACATCAATAACATCAGCCCTTGGCTCATGTGCTGCAATAACATCTTTTATATGCTCTTGCATCGTCAAGAATGTCTGTGGTGTAATGTTCTCAAACAGCATAGCACGAATGTTACCACCAAGATTTGGTTGGAACAATCGCTCACCTCTATCCGTCAACATAAGATTACGAAGAGATTGTTTTACAGCATCAACGTTTGTTTTGCGTAAGACTGTGCTACGAATTGGATGCTTATCCAAGTCCGTAAAGAAGTCCGAGTATACAACTCTTTGTGTTAATGGTGTTGCCATATGAAGCAATCTCCAGTTTTCTTTTTATTTATACTTATTATTTATGTAACTACACCTGAATAACTACGCCCAGCAAGCAGTCTGTCTAACCCATTTTCATTTATTGTGCCATCGGCATTGATCAACACACCAGATTGACTTGCTATTGACTTACCCCAAAGTTCTGTGGGAATGAAATGATTTGGGTCTCTAATTCTACTTGAACCCCATGTACCATCAAGTCTGTTGAACATATCGTATTTTGAAAAGTGCTTTCTCGCAATACCCGTATAATAACTAATTCTTGCTCTTGGTATAAACACACCTCTCTTTAAATCGTATAGGTTGATATCAATTGCAGCACCAAAATTATGCCAACTTAACCCTCTCGCAGCAACTTGTCTAGTTACTGCATTAGAACTGTTTTGAAGGGCCTTTTGTTGAGCAAGTGACCTTCTACCACTTAATATTTTCACATCATAGCCCTGTTCTCTATGCTCATCGACAAAAGCTCTCACAGCTTGAGCAACTCTATCTCTTACGATAGGATGAAGATCGTTTATCTTAGCGGCATTATGAAGAGCAAATATACTTTGACCATAAAAAGATTCTGGATAGATAGCATTCGCATTGTTATATGTAACCGCTACTTTATCCCTACTGACTGCATTAGGTATAGGTCTACCAGCCAAGCCACTATCTAGAGCATTAGCAGCAGAGCCTCTGTTAATGTCCTTTATTTTTGCATTTGCTTGAGTAACCTTTGCCCCAACCTCTTCCATTCTTATCTGTATTTTTTCATCTTGTTTTCTTGTTGCACTTGAAACTGCTCTAGCAATTACCGATTTTAGTTCATCTGGATGAGCAGTTGTGTTATTTTTTGAAAAATTCTTTGTTACCGCTGCTGACCTTGCTTTGGTAAAGTTTTTATTCTGCTCAGACAAGAGGTTTTTTGCTAATTCTATCTCTTCTTTTAATTTGTTTTTAGTGTTTTCAAGGGCCTGCCTAGACATTTACTTCTCCATTTTATCTTATACAAGTAATTCCATATCTTCAACTTGTCTTTTGTAGTTTTTAAGTTTAACTTCGTTCACCATTTTACTATGTTGAAAACAAGCATCAACAGAGTCCTTTAAAGCAAGCAAATCGCCTTCTACACCTTCTAAAACACTTTCAATAGAAGACTCGAATGCTCCTGCAATTGCCTCTGCTTCTGCTTCAAGAGATTCTAGAAAACCAGACACATCAATTGATTCAATATCAGCTTGAATAGCTGATGCTAATGCTTCTACATCGGATACTATAGCCTCAACTACAGATTCGGCAGCATCAGCTAAATCAGAAAGTATATCATCACTGGATAATGCATCAAGTTGTTCTTTGACTGAGACTATTGCATCTTCCACACTCTTTGCCAAATTTTCCATATAGTCGGATGCTGACTGAAATATATTATCTAAGTCTATTTCATTGCCTATGTCAGTAACAAGATTTTCTAATGCTAACAGAGCATCGCAACCACCATTCGACGATGCATTATATCCCATCACACTGCTTTGAAAATCAGTCAAAGAGGCAACGTCAAGTCCAAAAGTTTCTACTGAAAACGTATCTGGATTGATACCAGATTGAAACAGAATAGCAGATATATCTTGATTAGATGCCTTTGATAATGAATCAGATAGTACAGATAGACTACTTGCTTCATTAACAGGAAGATTCTTTATCGTAGTTTGCATTTTTTCCTTTAGAGTAGACATTTTGTCTAAAGGAAACGCTGTTGTTTGAGCAATAGCTTTAAATTTATCTAAAGCAGACTCAGTTTGGCCCGTACCCAGATTATTAACAAGGTCGCTTGTCTGTAAAAATTCCATATTTTGTGAAATTAAACCGTTTGACATATCTTATATCCCTTCCGCAGCAGGGTGTGCATGTTCTGGGTCTGGTTCATCAGCAATTGATGAATATGATGTATCATTATAAGTAAAATCTATTGGGAAATCATTTTCAATGGGTTTACCAAGACCCGTTCTCAACGAATCTCTTTTACCAGATGGGCTAGCAAAATCTGTTAGCTTACCGTTCACATATATTGTATATCCTGGATCAATTTTAACTGCTCCACTGGTATTCAAATCAATCTTAGCACCCTCACCAGACTCAATAGCAATGTCGCCCGTTGCTTTGATGTTTGTTTTACCAGCAGTATTGAAATATGTGTTACCACCATTTTCAATTCTCACATCTGTGTTAGCATATGCAGAAATAAAGCCTGTGTTGGCATAGACATGAATATTACCTACTTCTGATTGCGAAACAATATGCTGTCTAGTAAACAGATTATAACTATCCAAATACGCTTCTTGTCTGATAGACGAACTCTTCTGTGAGAAAATATCACCAGAGTTCATGTAAATACCACCACCGACATTCAATCTATAATCGCCATGCACATTCGTTGTCATTGTACCATCGACTGTTAGGTTACAATCAGATTCGACTTTGATATTAGACTTGCCTCTGATAGTAACTTCAGACGCACCCTTTATCAATACTTTGCCGTTTCTCTCAATGATTGTTACACCATCACCAACAATCTTATTTGTTTGTGTGCCAGTAGGTCCAACTTCAAAGTATGTGCCTTTTCTATGTCGAATATTTATTCTTTCAGATGCTGGTGTATCATCCATTTCAAAAATATGACCAGATTCTGTTTCTTGTACTTTATTATATGGATACTGAGCATTGTATGGTGGTCTAGGTTCAATACTATCCTTTGTAGCGTGTTGTGTTGCTACATGAGTTTTATCAATCTCCTCACCTCTTGCAAGTCTATTCACATCTGGATTGTACGCATCATCAGGTTTAGGATTTATATCACGCTTACCATTGTATCCCTGAGTAGAATTAGGAAATGTTGTAGGCATACCAGGCATAACACCAAGAAGCATTGGATGTTGAGCGTCAGCGCCATCAAGAAAGAAACCAAATACCCACGCACCTTCCATCGGTGGTTTGTAATTAATATCATAACTACCAATAACAGGTATCGCCCAAGGTAGAGTTTCTGTAGGCACATCTTCTTTGCTAGCTGGAT